TGCCAGGTATTTGTCGCTGCCGGTTTCGGCCTTTGCCCTGTGTCGATCTATGTCGAATATGTAGCGGTCGTTTTCGTCCAAAGCTGCGCCAATGTGGTGCAGGGTTGCTTCTTTGCTGATCGGGAATGGCTTCACCGCTGAAATGCCTTCGGCCTGCGTGTCGTAGGTTTCGTCGTGAATCAGGCAGTTGTCCTTGATCCGGGGCCATATCTGCTCTGCAAGCCAGTCCTGGTCTTGTGTGTAGTAATCCTTGCAAGCCTGCTCTTCTATGAGCTGTGCGATCTCTGGAATTGCGCCCTTACGAGCTGCAAACATTCCGGCGCTGATCTTGTAATTGTGGCCGATCGGGTGGTCTTTCATAATGTGAAAGTCGAGCCTGCTGGCTAGAAAGTCCTCATGGGCCAGGCGTTCTCTTCTGGTGAGCCTGGCATCTGCGTCGCGGCTGAGAACCACATCTGCCTGGTCATCTGCCAGGGCCTTGAATCTCCAGAGTTTGGCTGTGTGATCTTCGGGGCCATCGCAATCGACGAGCTGCACGTTTGGAATAAGTGCCAGGGTGCTTCGCGTCCAATCTGGAACGCTGGCTCCTGTGTAGAAGCGAATCTCGTATCCGGCGAAGTGTTTCTGCGCTAGAAGTGCGTTCTTGATTGCGCCGATCATATATCTGGCATCGGATCCGTAGAGTGAATAAGCAATCACTTGCTTCATCGGCAAAGTTTTTTCTTGAGCGCTTCGTAGGCTTCGCTTTGAATGTAGTTCTGGTAGGCAAGCGCATCGAATGAATAAACCTCTTGCGCGTTGACTTCCTTGTATCCCTCATCCCATTCGGCTTTGCCTGCAACCGGGTGCATATGTTCAACGATCACGTCGTCTAAATATGTCAGCGCTCCTAAATCTTCTCCTAGTTTTTTCCAGAAGTTATCTAGATATAAATGCTTCATATTCGGCGGAACCATCCCACCGAGCGCCTTTACGATGTCGCTGGTCATCACGATCATGGTTGGCAATCGCTTGCCTTGCAGAAGGTCGTTGCCGTAGGCCATTGACGGCTGCCGTTGCATCGCCGCCATCAGCTGTAAATCCCACTCGGCTGTGCGTGGGCGGTGGTCATCGCCTAAGAAGGCGAAGAAGTCATACTTGTTTTGCTTTGCGATCGCGTTGGCTGCCTTATTGATGGGGTAAGCCATTCCTCGGGTTTGGTTCTCGATCGTCATGCAGCGCTCTGCGCCTACTTCGAAGTGGTACTGATCGTGCTCCGGGTCGTTTGCATCAATGATGAAGAGCAGGTCGCTTGCTGCTGAAAGCTCTTCGTGAGCTGCAAGCAGGGCTGTTGCGTTCATTGGGCGGCCGCGAGTTGGCACCAGGATGATCATCTTGTTCATCGGTTGCTCGCAATCTCGCCGGCTATCGCTGCGTATGCGGCTAGATCTATAAATGAATCATCGCTCTGTGTTTGCATCAAGCGTGCAATTTTGACCAGCGCCATGCAAATTGCAACCTGCTCTGGCTTGATCTGTGTTTCCAGATATGTCGTCCAGAGCTCTGCAATTCTTTGGTGGTTTGTATGTGGGTCGCCGTACTGGTTCTGGCGATCATTCGATGTCAGGCGTGCTGCTTCTTTAAGAATATCCCCCCGATTCATCAATTACTTCGCTCCGCGTCCGAACTCGGTTGCCTTGCCATCGAGCGCCTTAAGAACTGGCCCTGCGATCGCTGCTAGGCCGGCTACCAAGTAATTCTTCGCTGGCTGGTTTGGATCTGCTAAATAAAGAGCTGCGGCTGCTGCTGCTGCTGCTCGGAGGTATGTTTTGATAATTGCTTCAAGTGCTGGCTTGTTCATTCTGTCTCCTTAAAGGTTGGCTTTCCAAAACCGACAATGGTGACGGCCATTGATGGCTTGAGTTTGCCTCGGTTCTTCTTCTGGTACGCCCTGATCTTACGGCAAACTTCGCCGCCATTGCGTTGATCGCCCTTCTTATCGGGGCTGGTGTTGCCTTCGATCGTGGTCACGGTTCCGTCGCCGTTATCCTTGATCACGATCCCGACATGACTGATCCGGTCGAGCGCGTCGCCTGGGAAATCAAAGAAGACGATATCGCCCGGCTCTGGCGTTGCCGTAGCTGCGTCTTGCCATTTGTTCTTATCCATAAAGGCGACTGCCCCTGCCGGGGTGTAGACGCAGTTTGGAATTCGTACGGCGGCCTGTTTTGCCACCCAGTTAACGAAGGCGCCGCACCATGCTTGGTTTGCCTTCTGGTATTTCGTCTGGTTATCGGCTGGCCCTTCGATGTATCCGATCTCTGCTTGCGCGATCTGGATCATCTTGTCTCTTTGATTCACATTTTCCCCCTCTTAGATTTGTTATTTTCTAGAAGCAGGCTGTATATCTCGTCGACTCTGCTTTCTACTCTCGAAATTCTATCGCTTACCGAGCTGCCGCCATTGGGCTTCAATTCTGCCAAATAGTGCTTTACGAGCCATCGGGTGATCGCTGCAAATGCGCCGGCGATCGTAAGGATCGAAACGGTCAGAGCTGCGTAATCCTGCGCTGTCATTTTCCGATCGCCATCACTTGCATCGTGACGGTTCCTGAAGCCGTAATCGCCCAGATTCCGTTTGCTTTATTTTCAATGCTGAGTTTGTCGCCGTTATCCATCTTGTATCCGGTGCTTGAGGTTACATCGCTGTTTCCAATAAAGCATTGGCCGCTTGAGCTGTGAAGATAGACCATCTCTGCTTCGGCGGTTGCGTCAACGAGTGCCGTTGGCGATGTGGTTACGGTGACTTGCCGGGTGCTGATTCCCATTGTTGCTCCTATTCAAGCATATTTACTAGCGATCTTGTTCTTCCATGTGCGAGTTGCGTGTATATCTGTGTTGTTGCAACGCTGGTATGTCGCATCAATTCTTTCACAGCGATTAAATCTCCGCCTGATTTTTCTAGCATTGTGGTAGCAAAATAATGGCGGAGTGAGTGAAAGTGTTTCGCGTTTGGCCCGAGAATGCGTCGCATCTCTTTGGCTGCTCTTGATGAGAGTTTGTTTGGTGTTACTTGCCATAGGCGATCAAGGGTTTGGTGCGATCGGATCATCTCGGCTACTTTGGGTGCAATGGGAATGATCAGGTCGGTGTTGCCCTTGCCCAAAACTCGAAGCATCGCGCCTTCTTCGCTTTCGATTAGGTCGCTGCCCCTTATGTTGGCCACTTCCATCGCTCGCAGGCCTGCCATTCCGCCAAGAATGAACCAATCTCTGTATAAGGGCTTGGTTTCTGCCAGGAGTTTTTCGTATTCGGCCTTTGTTACTGGCTTCGGTACGCCCCTGCCTGGCTTTACTTGTGGCAGTTCGGCTGCCGGGTTATTGCCGTTGACCAGGTTCATCTTGTTCAGGGCCTTGTAAATGGATCGCAATCGCGAAACATAATGAGCTCGGGTCGATTGCTTCGTTGCCTGCAAAATGACGCGCTCGCAGTCGGCGTATGTGGCCAGGGCCGGGTGTGCTTTGAGTCGGTGCATAATCTGTCGATCTTGCTTCCAAAGCATTTCGGAGAATCCGCTGGTCTTGTATCGGTTATGCAGCTGCTCTTCTATCTGTTCTATCGGTATGAGTTCCATGCCTTTAGATTAGATCAAGCCGACGCTTCTGCGATCGCGACACGCCTATTCGCTGGTGAGATTCGGTGTGGATTGTTCCGCTTGTCGGCGGTCATATTCTGACTTATGCATTGAGGTAAATTGCTCGTTGCCGTGGTCAATAATGGCGTGAGTTTCTACTCCACTTAGTGTTTCTATTTCAATAAAGGTTACATTGTCCATTTTTATAACTCCGCAGTAAAGGCTAGGTAGGCAGATGAATTATTGTTTGCACAAATTGTATATGGTCTAAAAGCAGTTAAACCAGTTGAAGCCAATTGTACTAATGCACAATTAACAGTTGAATCGGCAGCAAGTGCTGCGCTACTTATAGCAGCAACTCCAGTTCCAGGAGTTCCAAAAGCAAGATTGGAATATTCAACTGCGCTAGGTTTAACTCTAAATTGAACTGGTAATTGTGTTGGCGACCAACCTTCTGTAGTGCTAGTGGCATAAGCCAAAGTAGTCAATGTAGAATAAACAGCACTTGCAGTGCTGCGGTAATAGTAACGCTGGCAAGCGGCTAATTCTCCTTGGATTGTTCCTGTTGCAGTTTGGAAAGCAGTAGCAACTGAACCTTGTTCAACTTGTACGCCCCAAATGTCAAAAGTGTTGTTTTGCAATGCCTGCATTCCGCCTGCTCGACCATTCCAAGTAGAACCTGCTGACACCCACAAAATACACTCAAGATAACTGGTGTTGTTAGTTCCTGGAGTTACGCCAACTAAAGTTCCTAAAGAACCTGTAATTGAATAACGTTGCCAAGAAGTCGAAATTGTTACATTTCCAACCGAAGTAACTGAACTTCCTGAACCACCAGTTCCGACAGTTTGATTTAATTCCAAACCAATTTTAGGAGTGCCAGTTGCAGCCTTTGCCCAAAAAGAAATTGTAAATGTGTTTCCTGCAAGCGTGTGTACATCTTCAATAAATTGTGCAAGGTATGCTAAATCACCAGCAGCAGACTGCCCAGTCGTGACAATTCGTGCATAGTTTGTGCCTTCGTATCCTGCGGCGGGTGCATTACCAGCGGTAAAAGTTTGTGCGGAATAAGTCGTGGTTCCACCAGCAAAACCCGCTTTCCATCTATCAAAACCATAAGTGCCGCTTGTTGTAGTGCTAGTAAAACTTCTTTGATTTATGTTGAAATTGCCATTAATAATTTTATTCTTACCTGCTGCAAAATTAGCCGTATAGCGCAAGCCTGTTGAAGTGGAACTATCTGCTACGAGCGTTTCGCCGTTAGCACCGACCGCCAAGCGGGCCGGAGTATCGTTAGCTGTAGCTGAAATCAGATCGCCTTT